AAAGGCTTTAGACCTAGTTCTTACATCTTTTGAAAAGGTTATAAAAAGTGTTGCTGCTTTAGCAACTGTTTACGATAACTTCAGCGATACCGCGAAAAAGGTTGTTAAGTATTTTCTTATGTATGAAGCCATAGCCTTAACTACTGGAGCAACAAAGCTTCTTGGTAAAGCTTTTTTAACACTAAATAGCATCCTTATATCCCTATTACCAAAGCTTTTAATCGTGACTAGAAGATTCTTAACTTTAATAATTCCTGTTCTTGCATTATATTCTGGCTTTGTTTTTATGCAAACAGCATTTAAAGGTATGTCTGACAACATGGATAAAACTAAAAAATCTATAAGAGAGTTTACTGATGCTGAAATTTTAAGTGCAAAAGCTCATGAAGAACTTTCAAAACAATTTATGAATGCAGCAAGTGGCTCAGAAAAACTAAAGACTTTATGGGCAATGCTTAAAGTTAGTGCAAAAAAGATGTCTTTAGAAATTGAATCAATGAGAGCAAAGTCCATTCTTGAGACTTCCAGAAGTGGTCTTCGGGGTGTTGATAAAGAATTTGCTGATACTTACAAAGAAAACTTTTTAGGTAATTTCACTAACATGCTAGAGGGCATTGTAGACATTTTTAACAAAGTCTTTGATCCTAATCGTCTTTTTAAAGAAAGTGGTGCGTTAGACGACAGATTACGTTTTGTTAATACTCTTGCAGAAGCTAAAGAAATGGCTGAAGAGTTGGATAAAACACAGACAAGCCTTTTTAAAAACCTGCAAACTTACGCTAAAAGTGGTGAGGTTGAAAACGCCTTTAGGGTTTATGATTCCGCTGAAAAGGAACTCGTAAAAAACTTAGCCGATGTAAATGACCAACTTGCAGAGATACAACAGGCTTGGTTAATTGCCGCAGATAGTGGAGATTTTATATTAATGGAGACTTTAGGTCTTCATATGGCTGATCTTCGAGAAAAAGCAGAACAACTTAAAGAAAACTTAGATGGGCTTTTTGACAATGTCGCTATCGCTAAGATTAATAGATATAGTGAAGAGTTTGAAGCTAGCATTGAAAAATTGAAGCGTCTTTATGGCGAAGGAACTAAAGAATATAATATTGAGGCTCAAAGATTATTTGAAGACTTTAAAAAGAAAATATCTGATATTTCTCCAGTAACAAAAGAAGGTCAAAAAGCCTTAAACGACTTCAAGAACACGATTGATGATACCGCAAGAAGCACTGGAAACTGGAAACAAGCAACAGCAGCAGCTTTTGATGAAATCACTAGGTATAATACTTTTGAAGCCTTCAAAGATGCTGTTGTAAACGTTTTTACTTCTATCGAGGATGCTATCGTTAAGATGGCTGAAACAGGAAAAATTAGCTTTCGTGATATGGCTGTTTCTATCCTTAGCGATCTTAACCGTATTCTTATAAGAATGAGCATAACAAAGCCTATTGCAGAAGCTTTTATGGCAACTTCCTGGTTTCCTAAACTTAGTTTTGCAGATGGTGGAATCCTCCAGGAGCCTGTCCACGGAATAGGACTTTACTCTGGAAAAGCTTATGAGCTTGGTGAAAATGGACCTGAAAAAGTTTCTCCTCTAGGCCAAGATTCTGGCAAAGTCGAGGTACATATTCATAATGCTCCTCCAGGAACTCAGGTAAAACGCTCTCCAAACAGTAACGGAGGCGAAAGAATTGACGTATTTATTGAAAACATAATGGCTCAGTCTTTAGCGACAGGAAAGGGTAAGGCTGTCCTTGGTAATGTTTATGGTCTTACACCTGCTATGATAGGGAGGTAACATGCCTGACTGGCCCTCTACGCTTCCAGATGAACCAATTGAAAGTGGTTATGAGGAAACTTTTGCTGATAATCTTCTTCGTACAGAGATGGATAAAGGTCCACCTAAAGTACGTAGACGAACTCAAGCTAATGTTAACAAAGCTACTTTTCCTTTTATTTTTACCAAAGCCGAACTCGGCTACTTTACTACTTTCTACAAAGTAGATCTTGCAGAAGGAGCACTTCCTGTAGACTGGACTCATCCTATTCACGGAACTTCTATTCAGTTTAACATTGTCCCTCCTGTTAAAGTTACTCCCATAGGAGGCGGATTCTTTAGTGTTAACTTAACAGTGGAGATTTTACCATGAGAACAGGTTCAGTTACCTTTCGAGAAGCTATTTTCTCACAGCAAACAGAAGAAGTTTTTATTCTTCTTATAGAGATTTCACACCCAACACTTCCAGATGATATTCGTGTTTGCTCTGGTGGAAGCAATATAACCAGTGGAGGAAATCTTTATGTTTACTATCCTTTTGACATTACCCTGCCTGATGATGTAGCAGAATCTGTCTCAAAAGCAAAAATAATAATAGGTAACGTGAGTCGTGATCTTACTGATGCGATTCGTAAAATGACTTCCAGCCCAGTAATAAATGTTAAACTGGTTCTTGCCAGTAATCCTGATGTAATTGAGATAGCGTTTGAGGGTTTTAAACTTGTAACAGTTGATTACAATGCTCTTACAATAACTGGTGATATTTCCATTGAAGATTTTCTGACAGAACCGGTACAAGGAGATTCTTTTGTGCCTTCACAGTTCCCAGGTCTTTTCTAAATACGTAGGCTTAAAATATGCAGACAAGGGCCGAACAGAAAAAGGTTTTGATTGTTGGGGTCTTGCTAGGCATATATACAAAGAAGAGTTAGGAATAATCCTTCCTTCTTTTACCGATTCTTATTCTACCTCAGAAACCCGTGAAGAAATAGCCGCCATTATTGAGTTTCAAAAAATGAAGTGGGAAGCTATTCCTTCAGGAAAAGAGCAGCCATTTGATATAATTTTGCTTCGCATTTTGGGTATTCCCATGCATATTGGTGTTGTCATTGAAAAGAGAAAAATGATACATGTCTTTAAGGGATCTAACACAACTATTGAAAATTACACAAGTGCTCAATGGCGTCACAGGGTACTAGGTTTCTATCGTTATAAAGAGGGTATAAGATGATAAAAAATCTTCCTATGGTCATAGATAAAGGTATAAATGTTGAAGCAAAGCGTCATCCTTTCGAGAAAGTTCCCATATTCAGTTACGGCCTAGCTGGAAAAAACCTTATTGATACTGTAGATTCCACAGGAATAACCTTTTACCCTGGCACAGACGCTATCATTCTTGTAAATGATGTTCCTATTCCTAGGGAGGACTGGGAAACTTTCTATCCTGTCCCTGGAGATCAAATAAAAGTTCTAGCTGTTCCAACAGGACGCGGTAGAGGAAAAGACGTTCTTCGAGTTGTCCTTACAATGGCTGTTATTGCCATTTCCTGGGGAGCAGGCGCATTTCCAGGTATTGGCTATCTTACTGCACAACCTTTAGGTTCGCTTTTAGGCTCAGCTGCTTTTGTTCAGTATGGTTCTATGGCTTTCTCCGCTGCTTATATGTATGGTGGAATGATGCTTGTAAATGCAATCTGCCCCCCGCCAAAGCCAGAGCGAGACAATAGCATTGCTTCAGAATCAAGCCACAGCTTTGGTCTTGAGGCTGCAAAAAACACAGTTAACCATTGGCAACCAGTACCTCTTCTTTTAGGACGCCATAAAATCTTTCCTCCTTATGGAGCACAACCATATACAGAAATAGTTGGTAATGACCAATACCTACGATTACTTTTTTGCCTTGGTTATGGACCAATACATATGGAAGATCCAAAAATAGGTGATACTGACATAAACAGTTATAATGTCGTTGAAGGAGATAATCAAGAAACTAGAGTTGATTTTGAGTTTTATCCCGAGTTTAATCCTGAAACTGACAACTTTAAGTGGTTTACCAATGATATTGAGGAAGAAACTTTAAGCATCTTACTTGAACATTCTACAGGCCCTCATATACTAACTACAGGAGTTGATGCAGATGCTTTAAGTTTAGATCTTTCAGCTTTAAATGGTTTAGTACAGATTCATGATGATGGGTCTAAATCAGGGATTGCTGTCGAGCTTGAGATTAAATATAGAAAAGTAGGAACTAGTACCTGGTCTATAGGTAATGCGACACAGGATATACCAGAAGCTGATGTATATGTTAGATCACCTGGACCATCAATTATTTATGGTCCAGGTGATCCTAATTTTACAACTAGTATCGGCTATTCATATACAAGAATAGGCATAAACAAAACTTCTGGTGAGATTGTTACCACATCATCTTCACCAAGATATGACAGTTCCTATATGGGCGTTCCCTTTTTTGGTTGTGCATCAGCAACCGCAGCCCAAAGGCGTTGCCCTAACTTACCAGAATGGGTAGCTCCTATTTGTGGTATTTCCTTAGCTTCTACAGATACAGCTATTACTGCTGCAAATATTACAGATTTAAGAGATGATCAATTAAAAGCAGTCGGCCCATCAAATCTCCGTGCTGAACCAACTGATCCACCATCATGGTTTGTACATATAAATGCTGGCACCTTAACATACAAACGAACTATGGGAGGAAAGGAAACATCTGCAATACGAAGCACATTTTACATAGCTCTGCCTAGTAGGGGACAATATGAAGTTTCTGTAGCACGAATCTCAGAAGATACTAATAATGAAAGGATTTTAGATAAAATCACTTGGACAGCTCTTCGTACAATAAGAAACGTAAAGCCTGTTCGAAAAGCTGGTCTTTCATTTTTCGAGATGCGTATAAAGGCATCAGATAACTTAAATGGGGTTATCTCAAACTTTAACTGTATAGCAACATCTCTTTTCAAGTCCTGGAATGCTACAGCAGAAGAGTGGTCAACAGAACCTGTACCGACTAATAATCCAGCAGATCTCTTTAGAGCAATTTTTCAAGGGCCTTTTAATAAAAAAGCTATAGCTGATAGTAGACTCAATCTTGAAGAGATTCAAGAATGGCATGAATATTGTAAAGATAATGGTTTCACCTTTAATATGTACCTTGACGGAAGAAAGAGTGTTTATGATACTGCGAACTTAATAGCTGCCGCTGGCAGAGCATCCATGACACATAAAGATGGACAAATCTCAATTATCATAGATAAAGAACGTTCCACAGTTGCTCAAATTTTTACGCCTGACAATTCACGAGATTTTAGCGCTACCAAGAAATTTATAAACCTTCCGCACGCTTTTAGAGTAACCTTCCCTAATCAAAATAAAGATTGGTTGACTGATGAGCGTATAGTTTATGATGATGGATATACAGAAGCAAATGCATCTATCTTTGAAGAACTCCAGCTTCCAGGAATCACACATCCATCACTTGCATGGAAACATGGAAGATACCATCTTGCCCAGCTTAGGCTCCGTCCCGAGACTTATTCCATAACGACAGATGTTGAAAACCTTCGATGTACTAGAGGGGATCTTGTTAGAGTTAATCACGATATTACCAAATGGGGGCTTGGAAGTGGTAGGATAAAGGCTTTAAAAACGTCTGGTTCTGACACAACAGGAGTCATTCTTAGCGACTTTGTAACCTTTAGTGAAGGAAAAACTCATGTTCTTCGAGTTCGCTTAGCAGATGGTTCTATCCAAGTTCATGAGGTTACTGATTACTCCGGGATGCAGGAAGATCCAACTTCTTCCATGCTTTCGCATAATGGCTTAGGAAGCTTCAGCGCCGTTCAATGTGTTGATAATAACCTTTCAACAGTTGGCTTTAACACAAATACCTCAGAGGCTGGCGCATACCTATTGATAACTTCCGATGTACCAAAAGCATACGGCTCGTTTTATTTGTACTTACAATCGGCTGGCTACAACGGAGTGTTTAATGTTGAGTTTTCAGACAATGGAACCGACTGGTATATCGCTTACAGTAACTTTTCTCCTTCTGCTGAAGGTTGGAATCTTTGTCGTTGGTCAGAGAAAGGTTCTCATCCTTACTGGAGACTTTACCTCACTAACACTCCAGGAGTAGGACCAGATATCATTGAATTACAAACATTCTTAGCGAGTAATGTAACTGATCTTAATTTTACCACTCCTGTATTAACCTCTACAGGTCCACAGGTTGGTGATCTCTGTACTTTCGGGGTTGTTAATGAAGATAGCGTTGAATGCTTAGTAAAATCCATAAAGCCTGGACAGGATCTTTCAGCTACACTGGAGCTTGTTGATTATTCGCCTGCTATTTACAATTCTGATACAGGCACAATCCCAGAGTTTAACACTCATATCTCAAGCCCGCTTGGAACATACGTGCCGATCATAAAATCTGTACAATCAGATGCAAACATTTTACTTCGACAGCCTGATGGTAGCTTAGCATCTAGAATGCTTGTTACTTTCGAGTATGTCAGCAACAGAGACCTCCATAAGATTCAACATATTGAGGGACAGTATCGTGTCAACGGTGGAGCATTTTGGAGAACGCTTCCACTTATCCCTGATAACGCTACAGAGGTAAGTATTACAGATATTGAAGATGGTGAAACCTATGATCTTCGTTTTCGATATGTTTATAATGACAACCGCCAGGGACAGTGGAGTAATATTGTAACTCACACAGTAATAGGAAAGAGCGGTCCTCCAAGTGATGCAACCTTCGATCATATAAATACTGTTTTTGGAAAAACTGCTATCAAGTTTGTCATAAACGCTATTCCTGATCCTGATCTAGACTTTTATGAAATCAGGACTGATACAAACTTTGGTAGCAGCATTAATCTTGTAACAAGAACACGTTCTTTGGTTGTGAACTATAGTCCTGTCGCAGCAGGCAGAACGTACTACCTAAAGGCTAGAGATACCTCAAAACAATACTCTGCAAACGCAGATTCCATAAGTGATTCATACACAGGCATAGAAATAACTATAGATGAAACTATTGTAACCATCGCTGGTGATTTCATAATGAGATGGTCAATAGATTCTAATACTCGTATAGATAGACAAACTCTTCAAGTTTATAGTGATAGCAGTTACCTAAATTTAATAAGAACAGTTAACAATGTAGCTGAGAATCAGTACAGATACACTTTTGAAATGAATAAAAGTGATGATGCTGTTATACCAAGAAGACAAAGATACTTTAAGCTAACTGTTTATGATACTCTAGGACAAAGTGCTGTAAAATATTTTGATGTAGAAAAACCTCAGCCTAGTTCCGTAACCATTTCTAGTATTACGCCAGTGCTTAATGGTCTAGAAATTGCATGGTCTAGTAATCCAGATGCAATTTCCTATGTCGTGGTTTGCGACACAGAAAATCCACCAGTTAAACAATACAATAACATTAAAAATACAATTTTAACAATTTTGGATCTCAACTCTGAAGTTGATTACTATATCCGTGTATATGCAATGGATGCTTTTGGTCCTGGTAGCGTAGGAGCAACATATAGCGCACGACCCGTATCACTAAGTCTTAAAGCTTATGCTCTTGATGTACCAATGACAAAAGGCATTGTTTGGTCTACAAACTCAAGAGTTGAGTGGACTGAGGGAGTGCTTACATATGGAAGCAACGAATATACTATTGTAACTGGAAACACTACAGACAAGTATATATGGTGGGACAAAAACACTCCAACAACGTTCCAGCACTCAAATGATAAACCTACTATAGATACCAACAAGTGGATGATGGCTATTTATGATAGTGAAAAAGATGAAGTCTTTGTAGCTCAGTCTGGAAAGATTATACATGGAGGGCTTATACAAGCTGGAACAATCCTTGCTGAACACATAGGAGCAGGTGAAATTACTGCTGATAGACTTAATATAGGAAATTGGCAAAGCGTTGTAGATTCTCATATAAGGATGCTTCTACATTTCGATGGTTCTCTTAACGCTACCTCTGGCCTAGAGCCGATGAATGTTGGAGCCACCTTAAGGCCCGACGGATACTTTGGGGGAGGGGTTGCGGTTGAGGAAGCTACTACAAACTTAATAGCCACACAAGGTAGTGCTGCTCAGGATTGGACGGCCTGGAGTCATTGGAGCACAGAAGCTACTACTTATTGGGCAAGCCAGGGAACTTTTAATGATCCCGACTATGGCGCTGTTTGGTGGGGTATTGGAACAAGTTCTGCATCTTATCTTTATGATTATAGTCCATATACATTACTTCAAGGCCAGACGCTTACCTTCTCAATCTACCTAAAAGCTGATGAAGAGATAACCCTTCCAGGGCCAAGGTTTTATACAAGAAGAGCAGATAGTACCTTTGACTTTGTTAACCATGATCCTGTAAGCATTACTCTAACTCCTGAATGGCAACGATTTACATGGACAACTACTATTCCGGCTGATGCTAAAGGTATAGGAATATTACTTGGCACTGGTGTTTTCGAGAATAAAAAACTTTATGCTGCTTTCCCTCAGCTTGAAGAAAAGCCTTTCGCAACTTCCTTTGTCAACGGGTCAAGAGCCGCAGGAAAACTAGTCTATCCTAACCTGTATCGTCCCAGGCAGGGAACTATTTCCATGCGGGTGATGTTTGATCTTGATCCTGCGGATTGGCCCTCGTTCCAATGCTTGTGCGATTGGAGCACTTCACTCAATGATAGGATGTTACTATACACCAATAATCAACTATTACAGTTCTACGTAAAAGACGCCACAAATAGTATAGTCGCATCTATTGACTTGGGCGCTTCGGGACAAAATATTAGCGCAGGAGTATGGTATTCAGTAAGTATTACCTGGGATTTTAATGGAAATGCTTGCCTGTACTTTGAGGATGTTTCGGATACTAGAGATATATCTTCCTTAAGTTTAACGGCTGGGGAAATAAATCTTACCGTGGGGACCGATTACCTATTTGGTAATTTCCTCAACGGCCTCATTGATGAGTTTAGGATAGATGATATTGCCCGTACTCCAGAAGAGATTTTAGCTTGGCATAACAGTAATGCTCCTTTCTCTGATCCTAATGCCTTCATTAACAAAAGCGGGACGGTTGAGATAACCCATAAAGGATTGAGAATTAACAGTGGCAATGCAACCATCACAGCCAACGACAACGGCATAAATGTTACCGGGGCAGGAATAACGGTTAATTCTCCGGCTGGTATTGAGGTTAAAAAAGGCGGTGATATTAAGTTAATTGGAGACAATACAGATCCGGGCGATATAATTTTTGCAACTACATCGTCTAACAAAGTAACAATAGGGCTAGATAATTCAGGAAATTTGCACATAACCCCGATCACAGACGATCAGGGGGATGTGCATATAGGAACCGCTGAGTACAAACCGCCGTGGGAAACAGGGGGAAGCCATAGACGCTTCAAAACAGTAAACATAGCAGCTACCAATAATGCAGAGTTGATATCCTATTATAGCAGTACAAATAGAGCCTATATTGGAGCCCTTAGTGCAAACGGTTCAAGCAGGGTGCTTTTACGGGCAGGGAACTCTCTCACTGGTGGATATATTGATTTACAAACCTTAACCCTGGATATTCGGGGGTATTTAAAAGATGGAACGCACAATATATCAAGAATAATTGCTTCTAGTTATACTGGGACAGGGGAGACGCAAACACTTACTATTGGGGGGGTTGATGGCCTTGGCCCAAGGGCAATTACCCCAAGATTTATATTTATTCAATTCCCTGATTCATATGCTCACGGAAGCCGTTCTTATGAAATATTCTGGATGGCTGGAATGGGGAATTATGCTTATTGGGCCGGGACACTGTACAACAATTTCATTAATAATGTGACTTCAACCAGTTTTAAGGTTGGATCTAATGCCAACATATCTGAAAGAGTATATTACGTTATGATTTTGGGGTGATTTATGGATAAACTATACATATTGATTGATGATGAAAATACCATTCAGTGCGTAACCTTTACGGAAGCGTGGCTTCATAAAGACAAAATTGAAGCTGGTATGAAGACCTATGTTCTTTCTTTTGATGAATATAAAGAGAAGATATACAGCACGTTCCCTGGAGATAAATTTGATCCAAAAACCGGAGAGATAGTTAGCAGGCCTGAAAACCATGCCCCATTGCCCGAAGAGATGCTTAACAGGGCTAAAATACAGAATGAATTAGAGCTAATGGCGGCTGAAAGACTTATTCAAAGAGGAGAGCTTCCGAGCGATTATATCACTAAAATATTAAGTAAAAAGGAGAAATAAAGATGGGCAGAGAAGAAATGATGAAAAAGTATTTACCTCAATTGGCCCAGGGGCCTGATATAGACTCCTTGGCCAATAGGCTTGGGAAAAATATAATTGAGCTTGAGACTGCTCAAGCCAACCTTAACATCTTTGCAGATCATATTATCAAGCTTTCGGAGGAGAAGGAAAACCTTCAACAACAAGTAAATGTCTTAAAGGCCCAACTTGAGCAGCAAGGAAAAACCACAATCAATGCTGAGGAAGTAAAATGAACTGTAATCCCATTTTTGATGCTTGGCTTCCCAAGAGACTTGGAGTTGACGCCATAACTCTTTATCCCTACATACTTTTCGCTATGCAAGGAGATCAAGTTTCTAAAAAACTTATGCGCCATGAACTTATCCACTGTGCACAGATTGAAAAAGAAGGTATGATCAAGTTTTATCTAAAGTATGTTTTTGAGTATTTTAAAAACCGTCTTAAAGGTATGCCTCATTGGAAAGCTTATAGAAGCATTAGCTATGAGGTAGAAGCATATGAAAATGAAGACAATGAGTTCTACTTTGAAGGAGTCTAAAATGGATATTTACGATCACTTTGTAAAACAGGAGCTTGTGCCTATAGTAATTGCTAAAAAGTTCGGCAATGACAAGATTCTTCGCCTTTTCGATGATAGAGCATTGTGGACATTACTAATGCTTCGTAAACGTTATGAGGAAGGGCATAAACATCCAGGTCTTTACCTCAATGATTACCATTTTGGAGGCATCAATCAGTATCGAGGATGGCGACCAGGTAACTGCTTAATTGGTGCTGAATTCTCACAGCATAAGTTCGGAAGAGCTTTTGATTGCATCTTTAGGAACATCTCCGCTGAAGAAGTTCGAGAGGATATCCGCAAGAACCCTACAGAGGAAGCTTTCAAATACATTACAGCAGTAGAGCTTGATGTTTCTTGGTTTCATTTTTCTACAGAAAACCACAACAAAGAAAAATATGGTATTCTTTGGATTAAGCCTTGATAAAAACAAAAATAAAATAATTGCAATTTACAACTAAATGGGCTGGTGCCATCATTTACACGGAGATTGAAAACGATGGGTGATCTTTCATCAAAAGAAAGAAAACAAATTGAAGATATTCTAGGGAATACTGTTCTTAGCTTAGAGCACATAAGAAAAACTTTTCAAAAAGGAGAATTATCAAAGGAGTATCAAAAAGACCTTATTAAGATTGCCCATTCCCTCATCACTGCTTTTACACTACTCTACAGGGAGGACTCTCTTAATGAAGACGTTTGAGCTTAAAATTTTACACATCATTCTTATTGCTATCTTGTTAGTAACTTTGCTGGAAATCATAGCTATTTCACAAGGACTGAATGGCACATGCATGAGAACAGCAGTAACAACAATAGGTGCACTTGCAGGTGTTGGTGGTGGCTGGGGTCTTAGGTCATTAATAAGTAAGAAATAAAAGGAGGAGTAAAATGGATTCTTTTAAAGCATCAGCGATTTGGGGAAGGGTGGGAGCGTCGATACTCTGTATCATTGCGCTTGCTCTTGGGTTTTTCGGGTATCAGATGGAAGCAACTGAACAGGCAGCTATGGTTGAAGCGGTTGGACTTATCCTCACCGGCTTGGCAGCTATCCTGGCATTCGTTTCCAAGATCAGAGAGTTTTTTAGGGCAAAAAAGGACGCATAATGGCTTTGGATGGTGGTGCTATCTCATCCCTTCTTTACATTCTTGAGGTTATCATAAATGAGCTAAAAAGATGGCGTAGAGATAAGCACCACCAGGAAACACAACAGGCGGTGGATTATGCTAAAAAAGATCCTGTTGGGGCTTTCAATGCTCACTTTAGTGGGATGTGCGACAACGCAGATTCCACAGAAACCGATAAAGCCAAGGATTGAGGCTGAGTATAAGGATGAAAGCGTATGTTTTTCCAAAGAGGATGCATACCTTCTTTTTATGTATATAAAAGCTTTGGAGGACGGGTATGAAGACTTTTAGAACAATCATGATAGCAATAGGAATAATGGTAGTTTCATGCTGTCTTTTTGCAGCGCAGATCCAAGTCACCTGGAACGCCAACACAGAGGAAGACCTGGCCGGGTATCGGCTCTATGTCGGTAAGGCATCGGGCCAGTACGGCGAGCCCGTGGACGTGGGGAACGTGACCGGGCACGTCATGGAGATCACCCCGCAGCATGGGGCCACGTACTATTTCGCCCTGACCGCATACGACACCAGCGGCAATGAAAGCGGGTACTCGGATGAGGCGAGCTGTTTTGTCCCGGACGGGGTAAAGCCGGAGAAACCCACCGGTTTGCGGGCGATCATTCAGGCCATCATCTCCTGGTTCAAGGGGCTGTTCGGGCTGAGAGCGGCTGTGATCGCGTGAGGAGAAAAAATGACCCTTCGTATTCATCACATCCCTAATTGTGCTCCTAGACTAGCTGGAGCAGTAACAGAACTGAGCAGAGTAGCACAGCTGTCAGAGCCCACTCTCGTTACTGTCCAGACTAATAAGCCCTGGGTACTGCTTTATAACAATCAGCTTATTGAGGAACGAATCGACACAGCAAAGAAGAAAGATCAGAACATAGAGATCGTGAGATTGTGGGTGGATAATCCCTATCTCGAAAGTACAGTTTGTCCTCTTGGGGGAGTAGCGTGGTGTTTATCCACGCCGGCTGAGTTCATGCGGAAACGAGATATCTACCATCATACAACTACTGCTACAGTTGAAGCCCTGCGAAAGCACGGTATAAACGCCTTTATGAGATCCGAAGGATTTCCCGCTGTAGAGATAAAGGGTTTAGATTACTTAATGTCGGCTCCCCCTGCTATTGTTCGTCATGGAGAATGGTTCAGCACTTTCTGTATTCTGTGGTGGGATGTTTTAAAATCTGACCTTGAGGTAGTTAAACAACTTCCTAACAGTAGATGTATAAGAGGAACCCAGTTCAATGCTTTAGGTTATGCGGGAATACGCAATATAAATCCATATCTTAGTCAAGTGGACTGGCTGGAAACATTCGGTGAAGTTGTGGCTAGGCGGTTGGGTCTAAAGGCTGTTCGCGCTCCCATGAAGGCTGCTACTGAAACAGCCCTTCTAGAACTGTACTATAAGCTGGATCGCCCTGAGTGGGTGGAAAGTGGAATCCATCCTAGTATAAAATCATGAGCATCTATACTCTCACAGGTCTATCTAAGGAGCAGTGGATCAGAGACGATCCTAATACTCCAGCAAACCGCAAGACGTTCGATCTTGGGAATGGGAAAAAGCGTCATATTATTTCTAGTCGTCCCCTTCACTATTGGACAGAGGCAGGCAAAGGGGAGCATCCTGATAAAGAAGAGTGGGACGATATTGATACTACTCTTAGACTAGAAGCTGTTGGGGGGAAGAAATATTCCTCCCATTTTATTGCAGACAAGAACAACTTTAGCGCAGGATATAGAACCGATGGAAGTAGTTACAAGTTTGCAGGTTTTCGATTAAATGAAGCAAACCAATACGAGACAACTCTGCATGCTGTTTATCTAGATGGAGTCGAGATACCTATTCCTGAAACTCTCATCATCACTCAAGCAGAACAAAACGTGTTGGAGCACGCGATCAGCGAAAGTGTAAAGATCTGGAATGTAATCCATCCCCGTTATGTACGGGACGCAATTAAAACAACTCAGTATGTTCAGGACTTTAGGATTGTTTATAAGGT